AGATGAAGAATCATGGTCGCTTGATTATCAAGTAATTTATGGTGATCCATCAACTCCTGATTTATGGAATGATTTGGATAAAATTTTAAATCACACATTCATCCACTCAAGAAATCTTGGTAATTTCCCAATTACTGCTGTAGCGGTGGATTCTGGGGGTCATTATACTGATCATGTCATTAATTATTGTGATGAACGCAAACATAAAAGAATCTTTGCCATAAAAGGAAGTTCAAATGGTAATGGCATTCCAATTTGGCCAGTAAGAGCAAGTCAAAATAAGCGACTCAAAAAACCAGTTTATGTAATTGGTGTAAATGATGCCAAGGAAACTTTAATGCAGCGCTTAAGAATTGAGAAATCAGGTGCTGGTTATTGGCATTTTCCAATTGAGCGAGATCAAGAATGGTTTAATCAAATAACTTCTGAAGTTGTAAAAACCAAATATGTTAAAGGTCGACCAGTCAGATCATGGCAACCAAGAAAAGAAGGACAGGCAACTGAAGGTTTAGATTGTAGAGTTTATGCTTTTGCAGCACTACGTGGTTTAGTTAGAAATTGGAAATTAGATTTAAACAAGCTTGCTGCCAAATTAGCTGAAATCCCTCTTCGTGAATCTGAGCCCGATATTCAAACTCAGAAAACTACCAGAGTTTCACGAATAAGACGAGTTCGTAGCAAAGGAATAAATTAGCCTCATGAAATCTTTAGAAGAACAACTAACAGAAGTACAGCAAGCCATCTCGGATGTTTTAAATAATGCTCAGGAAGCAAGCTATAATGGCCAAAGAGTCAAAAAAGCAGATTTGGCAATTTTAGAACAAAGAGAAAAGCGACTTTTGGTTCAAATTAAAAGAAAAAAACGAGGCGGAATTAGAATAAGAGGAATTACTCCAACATGAGCAAAAAATTAAGAATTTCTGATAACTGGCTAGATAAAACCATATCTTATTTTAGCCCTGAAAAAGGTTTAAAAAGATTAGAAGCCAGAGCAAGACTTTCTATTGCTGGAGGATATGTTGGTGCAAGGCGTGATCGCAGACAAACCAAAAGTTGGGATATCACGGACGGATCTGCCGATAATGTTACATTGCCTGATTTACCTGCACTTAGAGAAAGATCTCGTGATTTAATTAGAAATGCACCTCTGGCATGTGGCGCTGTAAATACAGTTGTGACCAATGTGGTTGGAACTGGCTTAAAAGTTCAATCTCATATTGATCGTGAAGTTCTAAAGCCATTTTTTAAAAATGAATCTGAATTTGATAAATTTGAAAGAAATGCTGAACGAATTTTTAGAAATTGGGCAGAAAATACCGATTGTGATATTACTAGATCTCAGACTTTTAGTGAAATTCAAAATTTGATTTTAAGATCGGTTTTAGAAAGTGGGGATATTTTTATCATTAAAAGAACTATCCCTAGGTCAAATAAGTTAATTGATCTTAGCTTACAGTTAGTTGAAGCAGATCGAGTTTCTAATCCTGATTATAAAACTAACACCGAAAAGCTAATAGCTGGAGTTGAGGTTGATAATAATGGAGCACCGATTGCTTATAATATTTGCAATCATCATCCAGATGATTACCAATCTGAAAAAAGCAAAAAATATGTAAAAATCCCTGCTTTTGATAAATATGATAATAGGCAGGTATTTCATATTTTTAACCGAATTAGACCAGGATTAACAAGAGGAGTTCCTTATCTTGCTCCAGTTATTGAAAGCTTAAAACAGCTAGATCGCTACACCGAAGCAGAAATTATGTCAGCGGTAATATCTGCCATGTTTACTGTTTTTGTTAAATCAGAAGATGAGGAAGGTTTATCACCAATGACGCCACTCGATGAAGTGGGAGGAAGAAGAGATGATGGTGATTACAAATTAGCACCAGGTGCAATTCTTGATTTGCAACCCAACGAGAATATTGAAATCGCTGATCCTAAAAGACCAAATCAAGCTTTTGATCCTTTTGTGCAAGCAATACTTCGGCAAGTTGGCGTAGCTTTAGAACTGCCTTTTGAGATTTTAATTAAACATTTCACAGCAAGTTACTCAGCAGCTCAAGCAGCTCTTGTTGAAGCATGGAAGTTTTTTTCAGCTAGAAGAAGCTGGTTAGCAATTCAGCTTTGTCAGCCAGTTTATGAAATAGTAATTAGTGAAGCTATTGCTAAAGGATTGCTTAAGGCACCAGGCTTTTTTCAAAATCAAATTGTTAAGAATGCCTACCTTGGCTCACAATGGATTGGGTCACCAAGAGGTCAAATAGATCAGTTAAAAGAAGTGAAAGCGGCAGAAAAAAGAGTATCGATTGGAATATCTACTCTTGCTGAAGAAACCGCAATTTTAACTGGTGGAGATTGGGATCGGAAATATCCACAAATTTTGAAAGAATATTATCTTAAAAAGAAGGCAGGAATTATAAACGATGATAATCAAAACGACACGGAATTAACAAATAATAATAAAAATCATGAATAATATTCCTCTAAAAGTAAGTAAATATTGGGCAATTGAACCTGATTATTTGAAAGCGATATCAAAAGAATCACTTTCTACCAGATCAGAAAAGCCATTAAATAATAGCAGATCGGTTTCAATAAGAGATGGTACGGCAATTATTCCAGTTCACGGAGTAATAACAGCCAGAACAACCCTTTTTAGCTTATTTGCTGGCGGTACTTCACTTGAAGATTTAGCCAAAGATTTCAATGAGGCTTTAAATAGCGATGATGTGACTTCAATTCTTTTAGATATTGATTCTCCTGGTGGTGTTGCAGTTGGCCCTTATGAAATGGCTGAGATGATTTTTAAAGCAAGATCAAAAAAGCCAATCTACTCATACATTGGTAGAAATGGATCATCAGCTGCTTATTGGTTAGCAAGTGCCTCGACAAAGATATTTGTTAATCCATCCGCTTTAGTTGGGTCAATTGGAGTTGTAACAACAATTCCAGTTCAAGAACAACCTGATATGGATGGCTATAAAAATATCGAGATCGTTTCAAGTAATGCAAATCTAAAAAGACCCGATCCCAAAACCAAGGAAGGTTTAGCAGAAATAAGGCGAGAGTTAGATGACCTTGAATCTACTTTCATTGAATCCATTGCCAAATACCGATATATAACTCCAGAAATTATCAAAGCAGATTTTGGAGGTGGTGGTGTAGTGATTGGCAAAGAAGCAGTTAAGCGAAATATGGCTGACGCGCTTGGAACTTATGAGGAGGTTTTAAATCTTTTAAATCAACAAAATCAATCAATAACAATAAATAATCAGATTATGAGCAATAAAGAAAATCAAACTAACGCAGGTATTTCCAAAAAGGAAATAACTGCCGATTACATCAAAAAAGAATTTCCTGATGTTACTTCTGCTATTATACAAGAAGTATCAGAAGATATTAAAAAGTCAGCTTTTAATGAAGGTGTTGAAACTGGCAAGAAGCAAGAGCGAGATAGAATTCTTGCAATTGAATCTGCTGCTTTACCTGGTCATGAGGATTTAATTGAGGAAGCCAAAAAAGATGGATCAATTACTGCTGAAAAATTAGCTCTAAAAATTATCGCAGCAGAAAAAAACAAAGCTTCAGATTATTTAGCTAATACAAAAAAGGCAGAAGAAGAAATCCCTAAAATTGAGCCAAATATTGATAAATCTGACTCAGGGAAAAAGCAAATTCCAAAAGATGCACCTCTTGAAACCAGAGCTAAATCGATATGGGAATCTAATGCTAAAATTCGAGCTGAATTTGGTGAGGATTTTGACGCTTATTTTGCCTTTGCCAAAGCAAATGAAAGCGGACAGGTAAGAATTTTATCAAACAATAAATAAGGAAAATCATGACAAAATTAACAACAGATACAAATAGAGTTTACGAATTAGGAGATATTAATGAATTTCCTGTTCTTGGCGGTGAATTAATTTATCAGGGTGCTGCTGTCGGTTTAGAAGTTGCTTCTGGTTATGTCAGGGATTTGCAAGTTGGTGATAAATTCCTGGGCTTTGCTGAGGATAATATCGACGCAACTAATGCTTCTGATGGAGAAAAAAATATCAGAGTCAAAAGAAGAGGAAATGTCACTTTGGAATTAAGTGGTGCTGCCTTAACTGATGTTGGCAAAAGCATTTATGCCACTGATGATAATACATTTACCCTATCCAATACTTCATCAGTTTATATCGGTCAAATTATCAGGCATCAATTAGGCGATGAAGTCATCGTTGATTTTGACGCAGCAAGAGTGACTCCAGCTTAAATCTAATAACAATCAATTTAAAGAAAATATCATGAGTTTAGCAGAATTATCATCAAGGGCTATTATTGGCCGTTATTACAAGAGACTAAATCAAAAATCAGGCATGGCTTGGGTTGAGGCAGTTTCAAATTATTTTACCTCTGATCAAGAATCAGAAACTTATAAATGGCTTGGTCAATCGCCAGTTATGAGAAACTGGGTTGGTGGCAGACAAGCCAAAGGCTTTACCACTAATGGTCTTACTATTGAAAACAAACATTTTG